TCGCTTTCCACGGAGCCATTGTCGGCAGGAGGGATAGGACCGAATGTGATTTCGCCTAGGCGACGATACCCAACGCGACGACCTGGACCCCAATCCGCAGGAGGACGACCAGCAGGGTGCATGAGCGGAGGAAGTGTAGCCAATGACGCACGGTCAATGCGGCTGTCACGCTCGGTCTTGATTTGCATTTGAGGACCACGGAGAATGTCAGAGAACGTCTGCACCTCATACATGCGCTTCTGGTCATTGGCTAGGCGAGTAACCACGAATGGGTAATCGTCATAGCCATTCAGCAATTCATGTTTGGCATAGCCATCGGTCTGAGGATGGAACACGGTGCAATAAATGCCCTCGGAGCCATCTTCTTCGTCGATCAGGCGTTGGTAGGCATAGACAACCATCACAAGATCGTTGTCGTCTGTAATTGGCAAGCGAGTTTGAGTCTTCACTTTCTCGCCGTCGAGATACATGGAATCTTTCCCGCGCAGGGTTTCGATTGCGTTGTCCACCCATTTGCGATCCCATCCCTCGCTTGTCACCTTCTTCTCTAGCTCTTGAGCCGTGAGGAATGTTCGCCAGAACATGTATGGTGCGCGTTGCGGGTCGGAGATGTATGACGGAAACATCACTTCGCCATCGGGAGCGCAAGCGTAGGCGACTGGGCAATCGACCGTTTGACGAGACAGCGGAATTTCTGCCACGCCCATATTGCGTAGGTCTTTGATTGCCTTCTTCGCTCGTTTCGTGGAAAGGTCAGGAAATGACTCTTGAATCAAGTCGATAAGCATTTCATCGTCTTGCTCGCTGAGAATCATTTCGGCAAGGTCGGGTGATGCTTGGGCAATTTCTTCTAGGCTTACGCTTTGCAGGTAGGTGCGCTTTTCACGCTTCCAACCAACGTAGGTAATCATGATGCCCTTCTCCATCAGGTAGTTGCCGCCAAGCTCCATCTGCCGCTTGAAGTCGGGAATGTAAGATGCTCGCATCCATTTCAGGAAGCTAGACACCACCGCAGCTTTGGGCATTGCTGCCATCGAGGTAGGAAACGCTTTGATGTGAGAGCGGGAAAGTGCTTGGTCAAACAGCGCGACATACATGTCGATGCGCTCTCCAATCACGTTCACCTCTTGGTCGGATGCACCTTGCCACGGAAATGCATTGGCTCCGTTCTTGCGCAGGTCATCGGACTTGCCATCCCAAATGTTGCGTCGATCATTGTATGAGCGTAGGCACGACTCAAAATAGTAATCCAAGTCAACGAGACAAGTATCGTAAGCATCAGCTAACGCCCCGATGTCAGGCTTCTTGTCCACATACACTAGGGACTCGTCTTCCATTTCTTGAATGTCGTTCATGCTAAATACTGGTAATAATCTTCGGGGTCAGAATGGACGAGCATAACATCAACTTCCTTTCCAAGCAAGCGTTTTGACACGTTGATCGGGCATTTGATGTTCACGCTTAATCCGTCGATTCGCGCCCTTGCCCACGATGGGTTCGGACACAAGCCTGTGATTCTCGCTTTCAAACGCTCGCTTGAAATGTCGTCAATGATTTCAGGAACAACCTTCGCTGGTCGTCCACGTTTCTTCGCTTGTTTCTTAGCTGCCATATTAATAACCTCCACTTCCTTGAGTTGTAACAAAACTGACGGAATTGTCAACATGATCTATTCCTGAGATTGCTGCGTAGCGAAGAACGTCGATAGGGTCTTTCCATGCTTCCTTCAATCCACCTTCGCCCGTGTATTCTGACAACGCTTGGATGATATTTTCGCACTCGGAACTGACATAGAAATGCGGACGATTGACGGAATCCAACGGCTTGGATGTGTCCCATGCCATTTTCCCGATGAGGGCTTGCAATCCATCGTCAATGTCGAGACCTGGAGCAGGGATGCACACCACGCCGATTTCGTTCAGGTCTTCGATGATAGACGATGATCCATCTTGAACTTGGTATTTCGCGGCACCTAGTCGCGGGTCGATTAGTCGCTCAAAGATTTCCTCCTCGCCTTCCATTTCCTGAATGAGTTCGACGTAATCTCGTATGCCGTAACCTTGCCCTTTTGCTCCTTCTCCAGGAACCCACTTGCCGCCTTTCCACTCTGCCCAGTCGCCAACGTCCACTCCAGGCCATTCGCGATACACCCACATTGTGCCAGTCTCGTCCACGGCAATCCAGCACATGAACCAGTTCTTTGAACCAGCAGGGTCGATGATATGGTATCTTGTGACGTTGTGCTTGGGGATTTTGTCGGGTTCGACCACGTTTACCACCTTGTTGAATTTCGGGAACTTGGTGGCGTGGGACTTCATCGGCACGCCGTAAGCACGAATCAGAATCTCCTCGCGTGATCTTCCTTGCAGCGTTTCTTTGATGCGATCATACCCACCGAAGGCGTTGTCTTGCGAGTGAAAGTAATGCACTGAGGCGTTTAGCTTCTTTGACCGTTGGACGTAGGGGACAAGCTCGCCATTTAGCAACTCGGCAGGGCGGCTTTCAATCGTGGTTGCCCCGTCGAGATACTCCTTAATAACATCTGTCCATCCGTCAATAGGCGTGAACGTCACAAGCATTTTTGAGTTACGGGTAGCAAGACGGAAACGAAGCGTGTTAATAAGCTCCACTCCAAGAAGGTATTCATCGAGCCATACGCCAACATTGTGCCACACGGGATTGCGTGATCCAAGCTCGGCACCTTCCAGAATCGTTGGGTTGTTCTGATACTGCGAGTATGTCTTGAAGATAATCTGCGAGCCGTTTGGAAGAATCAGCGAGGAATCAGTGAAGCCTGTTTTCTTCTTGTAGGAAATGTAAGCATTTGAACTTGTGAACTTGGTCTTAAGATACTCAGGAAGCCACGACCACACCGCGCTTTGCTGCTGACGAATCGACACCTCGGACGTTTGCGCGAAGCAGAATATCTCAGAATTAGGATTCTCTACGGCGGCGCGAACAACAGAGAACGCGCCCCACTGTGTCTTGCCGCTGCGGTTGCCCCCTAATGCAAGGATTTCATTAACCTCATGCAATTGTTCCTCTGCTTTCGCCCAGTGCGGCAAGCGGAATCCGTAGGTGTATGGGTCTTTTTCAGCGTTCTCAATCGCTTCGTGATAAACCTTGTGAAGCGACAGCACCTCCTCAGGTGTCATCTGAATCAACTCCTCATCCGTTGGCGGCGTGAGTATCTGATGCTTTCTCCAAATCATACAATTTCTGCGTCAACAACCTTACCTTTTGCTACACGGGATTTTGCTTCGTTAATAAGCTTCATCGCATCGTCTAGGCTTGCACCCTTCCGATGCTCCACCACCGTAGTCGCCATGCCTGTAAGCTGGGCAGCTTTATCCGTAAGCACACCCACCGTAATTGCCAGCTTCTCAGGAGAGATTTTAGCAAGCGCATCAGGATCATCGAACAATTGCTCCGCTCGCTCAAACAACAAGTCGGTGTATTCCTGCGCGGCAATAGCGTATCGCATCGAAAACTCCTTGCGCTTCGTCTCCAACGTGTCGTTATGCCGCCATTCCAACGTGCGAATGGATGCGCGACTAATGCCAGTCTTCTTGGCAATATCGGAAATCCTCGCCCCCTGCGCCAGTAAATGCAGAGCAAACGCAGCCTTGTGCGGGGCGTAATGCTCGATGCTGTTGCGCGGGAAGTTCTTTGCTCGTTCGCGCACCTCTAGAAACCATTCGCTCTTGTCCGATTGCTCGTCGTAATAGTTCTCTTTTAGCTTCTTGAGTTGTTCTTCGCTCATAAGTTTGCCTGTGTCGGCATGATTAGACGCTATTGTCCGCTCAAGTTCAAGCCTTCTTTTTCTTCAAATTCTCTAGCTGCTCTTACAAGCTCGGCAGAAAACTCAGGATCACTTGATGCTTGATGAGCCAATGAAGTCAACCCTTGCCTTGTCAGGAAGGCGTTTTTGAACATTCTATTGTAAGCGTCATTAACGTCTCCAGGCAATGCGTTCTTAGCAAGTGCTTTCTTTAATCCGTGTTTTTCAGACCCTTTACCAAGCAATGCAGCAAGGTATCGTCTTCTGATAGAGCCAGCAACTTGAGTCAACGGAAAAACCACCGTTGGACCAGATGGGGTGGTGATAGCTCGCGCCGAAACATTGTTCGAGGCGGCAGTCCTGATGGTATTCCCTTCATAAACTTTTGCCAAATCAAACAAGTAGTTAGCATCTTCTTCACCAAGAACTGATTTGATTTTTTGCCCTAGCGGAGTTAGCCCAGTTCCAGGATTGTAGTCTTTTATGAATTGTTCAGCATCAAACAATGGCGTGTAAGGAGCCGCAACAGAAGGTTCTCCGCCAGGATAACGATTAAGGATGCTTCTTCTAAAATCGTCTTTAAAAAGATTCCTTGATTCTGGTGACAACTTGCTTAGCTGCGCCATGGCAATCTCAACGTCCCTAATGGTTGCTTTGTCAGACAGTATTGAAGCAGACAAAGCATCAGGATCAATGTTTTTGAAGTCGCCTTTTTTGGCTGCCTTGAAAATTTCAGACCTTACCAGATTTTCTTCCTGCCTCTCTAGTTGATTTCTCTTAATAATGCCCTTGGCAACAGCGTCTCTTTCTTCCTTACTTAGTGCTGACGACAATTGATTCAAGTCGGTAAGACTCATTTTTGGCAATTCGGCATCACGAAGCAGTTTAAGTTGCTCGTTTAAGCTATCAAGGCTTCTTGCAACTTTAGGAGCATCAGCACCGTAAAGCGCACCAAGCATATTTGCATCGTAATTCAAACGCGCTGTTCCTTTGCTGGGACTCATGCCGATATTGTCAAAATACTGCACTCGCATCATGTTTTGCAGTTTTTGAGCAACTCCTGCTTGAGCTGGATCTGATGCCTCTAGTTCTTTTGCCGCTTGCAATACTCTGTTGATTGTAAATGGCTCCTTCATAGCAGCATTAACAATAGCTCTCGGCGTTGTTGCTTGCTCTCCAGCAGCTTCTTTTAGGATAGCTCCTAGTGTATTTTTCTCAAAAGCTCCTCTTGCTCTTACTAGTTCGGATGCTTTTTGAAACTCGTCACCAAGGTTTTTCACCGTGCCGTCTGGCATCGTTGCGTTGTAATTGCTGTAAATCTCTCGACGCAACGCTGAAAGCTCAGAGGAAATCCCCGCACCAAAAACGTCTTTTGTCGTGCCTCCAACTGCACCACCATCAGGTCGCGCGTCGTTAAACGCCCGAATGAATTGGTCAAACTCATTGAAATTCAGCGGCTTATTAATAGCATTAAGCTCTTGCAACTCACCGTCCATTTTTCTGATACGGCTTTCCAGTCTTGCTTTTTGTTGTGGATTAGTAACTTTTGCGGACATTTTCTTTAATCCGCTTAGTTTCCTGTCTAGCTCCTCAATAAGAAACGGCGCATCCGCTCTGCGCTCAAGCCTTTTTACCACTCCTTTGACCGCGGAGTCGTCAAACGCGCCAGAAGGGTTCACCTTCGTTTTGATTGCTGGCAGCTTATCTAAAAGCTCTGATGCCGTAATCTGGAATCCAGCATTGTCAGCAATTTCAGACAGTGCCGCATATTGATCGTTAGTAGCTTTGATTGCTTGGTCCTCGGCATTTTTTATCGTGTTCTGGAGGATGTTACCAAGCTCGTCAATG